TTCGTCGCAGTTAGCACCCTGTCCAAGGTGCCAAATAGACCCTCCGGGGTCTATTTTTTTCGGTAAATAGTGTTATGGCAAAAAGTCTCGACGGGGTCTTAACAAAAAAGGCTCACACTAAAGAAAAGTTCACAGAACAAGAAGTCCTGGATATGGCTGCGTGTATGGACCCAGAGTCTGGATACCTATACTTTAGCAAACACTTTTTTCATATACAACATCCTGTAAAAGGCAAAGTTAAATTTGAACCTTTTGAGTATCAAGAACGTTTATTCAGTGCTTACCACAACTTTCGTTTTAATATCAATATGCTACCACGTCAAAGTGGTAAGACAACTTGCGCATCAGCATACTTGTTATGGTATGCTATGTTTCACCCGGATCAAACTATTCTAATTGCCGCACACAAATACACAGGCGCACAAGAAATTATGCAACGTATTCGTTATGGATACGAATTATGCCCTGATTATATTAGAGCGGGTGTTGTAAGTTATAACAAAGGGAGTATAGATTTTGACAACGGATCAAGAATTGTATCAGCTACTACTACTGGCAATACCGGTCGTGGTATGTCCATATCCTTACTATATTGTGACGAGTTTGCGTTCCTACAGCCTAATATTGCTACAGAATTTTGGACATCAATCAGTCCTACACTAGCAACTGGTGGACGTGCGATTATTACCAGCACACCTAATAGTGACGAAGACGAATTCGCTATTATTTGGAAAGAAAGTCAGGATAAATTTGACGAGTTTGGTAATACTAGAGAAGATGGGTTAGGACGCAATGGCTTTCATGGATTCAAAGCCGAATGGTGGGAACATCCAGACCGAGGAGATGAATGGAAAGCAACTGAAATGGGTCGTATCGGTGAAGAGCGATTCCGCCGTGAGTATGGTTGCGAATTCTTAGTATTTGACGAAACACTAGTCAATAGTATTAAACTAAGTGAATTAATAGGACGCGAGCCTGCATTCAAAATGGGGCAAGTACGTTGGTGGAAAAAACCAGAGAAAGATAAAGTCTATCTTGTTGCCTTAGATCCTAGCCTGGGTACAGGCGGAGACTATGGTGCTATACAAGTATTTGAAATGCCCAACATGATACAGATAGCAGAATGGCAACACAATATTACCCCTATTCAACAGCAGGTTAAAATACTTAGAGATATATTAAAATATATCAGCGATGAAATGGGCGGTGAAGATGACTATAATAGCATCTATTGGAGTGTGGAAAATAACACAGTTGGTGAAAGTGCCCTAGTAGTTATTGACAATTTAGGCGAAGAAACATTCCCAGGTTTATTCTTAAGCGAGCCCTTACGCAAAGGACACGTTAAAAAGTTCCGCAAAGGATTTAACACAACTCACGGTAGTAAAATAGCTACTTGTGCCAAAGCCAAATATTTAATTGAAGAAGATAAATGTGTATTCAACAGTCGCCCACTGATAGCTGAATTTAAAGGCTATATTGCTAAAGCTACTAGTTTTGCCGCTAAAGAAGGCCAGCACGATGACCTAGTTTCTGCGTTTTTATTAATTATACGCATGAGCCTACTACTAGCAGAATGGAATCCTGAAGTGTTTGAGCGCTTAAGAGTACAGAGCGATTGGGCTATAGATGAAGATTACGAGCCACCTCTGCCCATATACATCTCCATGGGCTAGGATAAATATAACATGAACGCAAATTTAGATAAAATAGCACAAGACTTGTATGGTAAAATACAAACACGTTTTTCCAACATCAAAATTGGAGATGCCAGCGGCGAAGTCTTAGAAAGAAAACAGGACATACCACATGCCCGTTTCTTTGAATTTGAATACAAAGAAAATGGCGAAAGTCTAGGTACTGTTAGCATTACCTTAGACGAAGATGATGGAATTATTGTAGAAATCAGCGGTGACTTAGCAGATAGCAAACACCCTGGTGCATTTAAATTTTTTCGTAGCTTCAGACAATTTGCTAAAGATCGTTTGTTAAATTTTGACTTGCAAAACATTGGCAAAGACAGTTTAGACAAAAGAGATTATACTTTTAGAGCGAAACCCAAGGAAGAAATAATGGACCCTATTATGGAAAATAAGATGTATGGTACGACTCGAATGAGCTATCAGGATTTAGGTGAAGCACGTCTAGTAGTTAAACACAGTCAGCCCGTTAACTTAGATCTAGCCGCTGGACGTACAATGCATATCGAAGCAATTTATGTTGAGAATGCAGATGGTGAACGTTTTAAATATCCATACAAGCATCTTAACGGTGCTCGCGCTCTAGCAGAACACATCAAAGCAGGTGGTACACCATACGATGCTATTGGTAAACACATTAGTAGTCTAAGTGAAGAACTAGCACAACTACGCAAGTTCAAAGGGTATGTTGGCCGTAATGAAGCATTGTCAGAAGCAGTTGGCGGATTAACAGATGTTGTTAGTGAACGCATTGAACAAATTAAAAAAGAAGTAAACAACTTACAACGTCCATCATACTATCAAGCATTTGCAGAATCATTTACTGCTCGTGATGAAGAAATGATTCCAGAAGAAATCTTAAATGACTTCATTGATCGTTTAACAATTCGTACATTTAATGAAGACTTAAAACAATCATTCCCATACATTTTCCGTTTAATCGATGAAAGTGATATTCCAGTCCGTGAACTATCAGCAGAAGATATCTTAGGCGAAGGCGGAATTACATTACCTAATCCAGATGGTAGTACACCTCCAGGAGCATTTACTGCCGCGGATCAAGAACGTTTAAATCAGATGGTTGGTCAACAACAGCAACAACAACCAGCCGCACCTGCTAACCCACTTGCGGCTAATATGTCAAATGACTATTTGATGAAAGCTGTCAATGCTATGCGTAATGGAGTACGTATGCGCTTGTTAGTAACTGGTCCAGATGCTGAAGCAGAATTAAAACGTCGTGGGGTTGAAATTCCTTCCCCAGAACAAGAATCATTTGACCCCGAACTAGCTTTTGAAAATTTTATCAATAGAATTGTAGAAAGTGACGAAGATGATTATGGGCAAGGCATTCTAGATACTAATCCAACAGTTAAACAAAATGCAATTAAAAAATTAAATGATTTTTTCAAATCTGAAGTTTCAACAGGAATAGGCGGTGTTAATTTAGAAGAATTACCTAAGCTAATTCCAATCCCAGAACTTAAAGATAAACTTGATGAATTAGTAAGTTTAACAAAAGATGAATCTGACAAAGACGTCAGTACAACTATCGAAATGATCTTAACTGATCTGGCACAAGACAATAATGATCTTGCAGAAATTTTGCAAAATGGGTTGATTGATTTTAATGGCGATGGTAGTGACATTGGTGGAGAAGAAGAACCTCCAGCACCAGATGCAAGTGCTGAGCCAGCACCAGCACCAGAAGCAACACCTCCAGCACCAGAAGCAGGTGCCGCACCACCGCCAGAAGCAGGTGCAGAAGCAGTTCCTCCAGGACCAGAAGCAACGCCTACACCACCGCCAGTAGCAGAAGAAATCGTGAGATTGCGTAAACTATCTGGATTAAATGAAGATGTAGATAGTGCTAATGTTAGTAGCCAAGCTACAATGAAAAATCCTGCTCCAAGTGCAGAAGTTAAACCAGCAAATCCTAATATGTCAAAGTTGAAAGCTAAATTCATACAAGCTAGAGAATGTGGCGCCGAATTACATCACGAGTTAGACTTCGGCCATAAAACTATGACTTTGCATGATGCTATCCGTGAATGCGGACTAACTCCAATGGAGTGCGGCTTCGGCGATCAAGAAGCCGCAGATGAACATCAAAGTGGTGTACATCAGATGCTAGCCAGTGTTGCAGGCTTTTGGAATCGTGAAAATAAAAACTTTACCATAGGCGGAACTCGTGCTAAAACTAAAGTAATTAAAGGTTTTAAAGACGGCGAATTTCCAAATGCAAGCCAAGAAGATTTAGATCAAGTATTACATATTATTGATAAAATGGATCCAAGTCACGGTGATCATGAACTAGGACGTATTAAGCATTTAGCCGGCGCACATGATCATGCAGTTGACGAGAATTCAGAAGAAGAAGACGATTTTAGCACTATGATGAGTCAATTTTTAGACAAGCATCAAGGTGTTAATCCAGACGAAATGTTAGATAAATTCTTGCAAGCTCATCCAGATGCACAAGTAACTCGTAATAGCACCAGCAGTGGAACTATCGATGGCAAGCCTGCTAGTTATGACGATGCTATGGCAAAATTCAAAGGAATCGGTAGTCAAGTAGGCAAAAATTTAGGCATGGGTGATATAGATTTCAGCAATCCACAAGCCGCAACTAATGGAATGATGAAAGGTATTCAAGACAAATTAGGCAGTATGACAAAGAATATGCCTAACCAAAATGTACAATTTCCAGGCGGTCAAATGAACCCGCAAGATATGATGAAAGGTATTATGAGCAAGATGCCACAAGGCGCTTCTGGTATGCCAGACGTAAATAATATGATGAAAGGCATGAACATGCCAGGAATGAATGAAGATGCTGAGCTAACAGCAATGCTTAAAATTGCAGGATTAAGATAAGGAACTAACATGCAAAAAATTAATGAATCAACATTGGCTAGTCTTACAAAAAGACTAAGAGAATATATTGCAGAGAGAGATTTAACTAACTACAACGATGATTATCTAAAACAAGCTGCCAGCGGTGTTGGACGTTCGATGGTAAGTGCAGAAGATGCTAAAGCTGAACTAGCAAAACGTCAACAAGCAGGCGGCACACCACCTGTACAAAGCTCAAGTGGTTCTCCAGTTACAGATACTAGTGGTGCTCCAGTGCAATCAGGTACATCTTCGGCAGCTCCTGCTCCGGCGGCAGCTCCTGCTCCGGCGGCAGCTAGTGCAACACCTGGCGTTCCAGCAAATGCTAAAGAACAAAATTATCAAACAGCATTACAACAAATTAAAGGTTTGTATGCTAAGGCACAAGTTCCTTATCCTCCAACAGATAAAATTGTTCAGTCACGTTTTGGATTACCTGATCCACTTCCTCCGATTGATCAATGGGATGGCACAATGCCTAAATCTACAGGTGCAGATTTCTTGACACGCAATGTATTTGGTCGTCAAGCAAGTAAAGATACTGCGGCACAACAAGCAGTAAATGACAAATCAAATGCTGGTAATGCTAAAGCAGATGCGGCAGTTGCGGCAGATATGGCAAAACTAACTGACTTAGTTGGTAAATTAAAAGCATTGAGTGGCAGCGCGGCAGCACCTGCGGCAGCACCTGCGGCAGCACCTGCGAATGAAAGCACAACTTATTTCTTAAACAAATTAAGATTGTTAGAAGGCGGAATAACTTTAGGTGCAGATGGAAACGTTGATCCTAACGGATTCACCCCAGAAAAACAACAAGCATTGAATAAACAAGTCGCGGCTAATATGTCAGGCGGAGATAAAGTGGCAATTATTAAACAAATCCAGGATATTATGGCTGACATTAATGCTCAGAATGAAAATCCTCCTGCAGATGTTGCAAAAGCATTAAGTGATGCACAAGCGGCTATCGATGCGGCTAATGCGGCACCTGCTCCAGCAACACCGACAGGAAGTGCGGCATTAGATGGAACTAAACCTGGAGCAGATCCAGCAACAACTATCCCTGGCGGTGCATCAACTGCTGCCGGCGGAGCTGGCAAAGTTAATCGTGATGATATGCCGTTTGGCCAAGCATTTGCGGCAGCTCGTTCAGCGGGCGAAAAACAGTTTATGTGGAAGGGCAAACCTTACACAACAGATTTAGCCAAGCCAGGTGCAACACCAGCGGCCCCAACTAAACCAGGCGCAAAACAAATGCCTAATTTGAGTAAAGCACCGGCAATGAACGGTGTTAAGACTCCTACGTTTGATCCAAATCAATTTACAAAATTAAGTACTCCTCCAGTTGTACAGGATCCAAGCAAACCAGGATTTGATTTTAAGAAAGCATCACAAGCAGTTATGTCTCAACCAGTAAGAGAATCAGCAGGATTGGATGAAGTTCAGCGTTTAGTAAGTCTAGTACATTATCGTTAAACGAGTAAAATACTCACATTTCAGGCAAGATTCTTCTTGCTCTGCTAAATAAAAGCGTATACAATAACATGTATGCGCTTTTTCTTTAAGTAGATCTTAAAGAGATAATAGGCAAATAAAAAGCACATAAAGGCTAACAATAGGAGAATATTATGGCAACTTTAGCTGAAATTAGAGCAAAACTAAAAGCATCTGAATCAAAAGGTTCAGACAACAAAACAGGCGGAGATAAATCAATTTATCCGTTCTGGAACTTAAAAGAAGGCGGAGAATCTACACTTAGATTTTTACCAGATGGTAACTCCGACAACACTTTTTTCTGGGTCGAACGTGCAATGATCAAATTGCCATTCGCAGGCGTTAAAGGTGAATCAGAAAGCAAACCTGTAACAGTACAAATTCCATGCGTCGAAATGTATGGCGACACATGTCCAATTTTGTCTGAAGTTCGTGGTTGGTTCAAAGATCCAGCACTAGAAGCCATGGGTCGTAAGTACTGGAAAAAGCGTAGCTATATTTTCCAAGGTTTCGTTGTTGAAGACGGACTAGGCGAAAAAGCAGAAGACCAACCAGAAAATCCAATTCGTAGATTTATTATTGGTCCACAAATTTTCCAATCAATTCGTGCGGCACTAGTTGATCCAGAGTTGGAAGATTTGCCAACAGACTATGTACATGGTTTGGATTATCGTATGAAGAAAACCAGCAAAGGTGGTTATGCTGACTACTCAACATCGAGCTGGGCACGTCGTGAGCGTCCATTAAGCGATGCAGAAAATGCGGCTATTCAAGCAAATGGTCTTTATAACTTGAGCGACTTTTTACCTAAGAAACCAGGTGAAGTTGAATTGAAAGTTATGAAAGAAATGTTTGAAGCTTCAGTTGATGGCGAGCCATATGACATGGATCGTTGGGGGCAATATTTCAAACCAGCAGGTATGAGCCAAAATACTGGCGATCCTAACAAAGCAACTCCTAAGGCATCTGCACCAGTAGTAGATGACGTTGATGAAGACGAAGCACCAGCACCAGTAGCTAAATCGGCACCGGCAACTACTGCTAAGGCTGAATCAACTGGCGCAGGCGGCGATAGTCGTGCCCAAGACATTTTGGCAATGATTCGCAATCGTCAAAAAGCGTAATGTAAAGGGCTTCGGCCCTTTACCAATCATTTAGGAGAATTAACTTATGGCTACAAAAGCCTTCGATTTATCGAAATTTAGAAAGACCTTGACTAAGTCGATTGACGGTTTAGGTGTAGGATTTAATGATCCTACAGATTGGATTAGCACAGGCAATTATACGCTTAACTATCTAATCAGCGGTGACTTTCACAAAGGTGTTCCACTAGGTAAAGTTACTGTGTTTGCTGGAGAATCTGGTGCAGGTAAAAGTTTTATCTGTTCAGGCAATCTAGTTCGCAACGCACAACAACAAGGCATCTATGTTATCCTAGTTGATACAGAAAATGCT